GCTGCTGCTGGCAACACCTTCTCATTCTTCAACACATCCAACGCTGGTGTCTTAGCGAAGAAGCGTTCCATGATTCGGTAGCCATCGGATGAATCACCACCAATGATCGAACCAATCTTTGCACCTCCAGCACCATACAACAAAGCGTAGATGAAAGTCTTTGCTTGGTCACGGGTCTGAAGTCCTGCTGCCCTCATGTTAACAGTGTGTATATCTGTTCCGTCCTCCTTGTTACCATTGATAACGGTGTTGATGTATGCCTTGTCCTGCATATAGTGGGCAAGCATACGCAACTCTAAGCCACTAGCATCTGCACCGACTAGCTTCTTACCAACCTCAACTGTCCATAGTTCACGACACTCCTTTCCATATTCAGACGAGCTAGAGGGAACCTGAGCCATGTTGGGGCTATGGTGCGTCATACGACCTGTTACTGCACCATTGGTTATCACCCTGCCATGCACCCTACCGTCCTCCTTAACCACGTCAAACCAACTAGAGACCTGCGACACACGCTTCTGGAGCATCAGGTAACGAGAGATTAGCTTTGCTTCTGGTAAGTCAATACCCTCTAGCACCTTCTCGTTCACAATGATAGACCCCTTCTCTGTCGCCTGCGTAAACTTAACCCCTAGCCCCTGCAATCTCTCTGCAATTTGCTGACGACTGCCCGGATTAAAGGGCGTAACCTTCTCCTTGAGCGGCTTGCCTGTCTTCTCACTGATACGCTGTTCAACAATCGGTGGGAATACAGCTTGCAACTCACCTTCAATATCAGCAACCTCACCGTTAAGCGTAGCCAATAGTGCCCGACCCTTATCCTCATCAAACCTAAACCCATGCCTTTCTTGTTGGGCAATGATGGCAGCTACCTCATGCTCAAGCTGCACACTCTCACCCCAATCCTCTAGTTGTGTGGACAGGAACTTGTACAAGTCCACCGTCACTGCTACGTCCTGCTTACAATAGAAGCGGTTTAGGTTATCCCAAGGGGTATCGTAGGGTTCAGGAGACTTGGCATCGTAGGGTTTGTTAGCCCACCAATGCCACAGCCTACTGTACTCAACCTTCTTGTTCCCCAGCCTCTTCCCCCATGCCTCTAGGCTGTGTCCGTTTTCGATAGAGGGATTGAGTAGCCTTGACATTATCAAGGTATCTCTCACTTTGCTCAATCCAATTCTCGTCTTCCAAAGCCTGTTCAGAATAGGTGCGTCGAAGCCGATCAAGTTGTGTCCGATCAACCTCTCTGCTGTGTTTATTAAGGGTATGAGTGTATCCGGTTTTGTGTGACATACGTATTCGTTTGTGTCTGAGTTATGGGTATAGCACATCCATATCTGGTTATGCTTGCTGTCTGTCTCGATGTCGAGAACTAAGTCCATCACTTTCCTTTCGCAAGTTCAATCTCCACTAGTTTAGCATAACCACCCACATCGTGCCAACTGTCGTCATAGAATGGGTCACCATTAACTATACGGGCTAGCTTGTTGGCAATCAAGTCCAAGCTCTCCTGCATATAGGGTTCCATTATACACCAACTAGCGCCATCACGCAAGGTTTCCTTTAACTGCTGCGCTGTTGCCGACACATTGCGATAGTCACCGTAGCGTGTTTCTCGTGCGCCTAGTGTTTCAATAACATCCTTACTCATACATTCCTTCCAGTTGTGGTGGCTTGTAGTTCTCACCCTTCTTTACCTTCCCATACTTGTCATACTCCGGGAAGCCTTTGTAATTAAACTTACTCCAATTGCTTTGGTTAACCTCTTCCACTGCCTTCGCCATGTTCATCTTCGCACACACACCGACACCGACTGCCGTAACAATTTGGTCAGCAAGTGCATCTAGCAATGCTGGTTTATCCATGTAAAAGGTTTTAACATACCCCTTCTTCAACCCATCGGCTAGCTCGTCCAAGTATTCGTACAGCTCTGCTAACTTCTGTGTGTTGTAGTCAATACCAAGCGCATCTAGCATCTCAGTGAACTCCTCTATGTGACAGCCTAGCTGCACGTTAAAGTCTTTCTCTGTTGGCTCAGGACGAGCACGCTTATGCCACAAAGCAATGTTGTCAATTGTCATTCTTTTCCTTCTTAAGTTTAGGTAAGGGTGTCCAGCCAATCCAGAACCCATCTTCAATTATAGCAGGAGATAGCAACCCATGAGCAGCAACGCCATAAATACTTAGTAGCTGTAGCTTAACCCCATGCGGTGCTGTCTCTAGCGGTCTCCAGTAATAGTCGTGGTCAACGTAGGCAGTCCCGTCACCACTAACCTTATCAGTCAAAACGGTGCCTCCTCTGCCGTAGTTACAATGTGGTTACAACGAATGCGGTAAGCTAGTTTCTGCACCCACTCAGGTTTAACACCAAAGGGGTTGATGCAAACACCATGCTCGTTATACCCGTACTGTTTTATCACTTCAAGTTTAACCATAATCCCACCTGTGCAAAAGCATATCCAATCCATATCATACCGTTAGCGCCTTCTCCTTTAGCCCATTGGAGGATGCCGACTGTTAGGTAACCCAAGCCCGTAGCGCCTACGATTACCTGTTCAATCATAGGTTATCATCCTCCATCAAGATAGTTGATTCCGACAGTATACCATTCTTTTGATTGTACGTCAAGCCAAATTTAACACCAGTCGCACGCCCAGTAAACCTATCCTTCAGCACCCTGAACGTTGTAGTCTGCCGCTTAACGGGGTCAGTGTGTTGCTTGTTACGCTCCAACCCAAACATATAGTGGCTCCAACGTGCAATGGCTCGGCTGCCCGTGAAGTGCTTCTCCATAACCCTGCCTCCCTCCTCGTGAGACTTACCCTCCGGTGTGGTTAGGTGACTGATGAAGTGGATGATGATGCCTAGCTCCTGTGCCAGCGATGCCATGTCTGCCATGATACCGTCTAGCGCACGCCTCTCGTCCTGCTCATTAGCTGACAGTGCAGTGAGGTGGTCGAGGTAGATGTGGTCAATGTCATAAGCCTTGTTAAAGAACTTGATGATGTTCTTGATACTACGCCACCCCATCGCACCGAAATGCTCCATCATGTACAGTTGATCTCGTGCCTCTAGCCTGTCAACACTCTCCTCATACTCCTCCCTCGTCCAGCTTGCATCAGGCACATGGTATAGCTTCTTGTCCAGCTTACCCATCACACGCTGACTTGTCTCAACCACGTTCTGCTCTAGGTAGATAACCCCTACCCGTAGCCCTAGCTTGTCAATGTCATACGCTATCTGCTGTGTGAACACGTCAGTCTTTCCCACACCAACACCAGCACCGAACGCATACAGCTCTCCTTTCCTGCGCCCATAGGTTAGGTCAGTGAGGGTGTCAAAGCACCACGGCACACCTGCCACTGGTGGGGCTAACAACCTATGCTTGATGTCGGTAACAGTGACGATGCCCTCTGGTTTGTACGCATCCGCACCCTTCCACGATTCGTTAAACTGCACCTCACTCTTGTTTATCAGCCAATCGCACGCATCCTTGTGGTCAACGATGTGACGAAACATACACGCTTTTGAACCGAACAGCTCGGCTACCTTCTTCGTTGCCTCCTTCCCCGGCTCGTCGTTGTCAAAGCAAATAACCACCTTGTCGAACGAATCAACCCACTCAAACGCTGCCTTACAGTCGGACAGCGCACCCTGAGCACCACTTCGCACACTAACAGCAGGCATCCCTGTCATTTGATAAGCCGCTAGCGCATCGAACTCACCCTCGCACAAGGTGACTACCTTACCTCCCTTACTGAACCGACTCTGACCGAACAGCGTCGATGACTTCCAGTCGCCCTCGACCTTGAAAGTTTTCTCTGGACTTCGCACCTTGTAAGCCACCACCTCCCCTGCCTTGTCGTGGTAGGGAAATAACACCTCTCCATCAGTGGTTTGCTCCACTTCGTAGGTACGCATGGTGTAAGTGGTGAGCCTACGCGCTGGAAAACCCCCTACAAACGCATCAGAACGCCCTACAACGGGTTTTCTAGCCTCGGGTGATACCTGGGTATCAACTAGACCCGAGAGATCGATAGCGTCCCTTCTGTAGGTTCCGCAGTTGAAGCACTTTGTACTGCCATCTTCGTTAACTGCTAGAGGGTCACTGCCACCACAATCAGGGCAGCTCTGATGTATCTTCTTGAATGCCATTAAAGCTCCCATCTTTCGTGCAGGGTTTGTATCGCCTCCTTCTCTTCGATGGTGAGCGACCTGCCTTTCTTGTCCTTGTACAGTGCCTCTAGGAATTGATCGAAGCCAATCGCTAGTATCAACTCGTAGGCGTCTAATAAGGTATAGTGATAACTAGATTCCGCTAGAGGGTGTAAGTAGACACCTATATCTCCCTCTAGTGATTCTAAGTTATAAGTCCCCTCTAGTGCTTTATTCATAGTTATCCTTATTATCCTCTGTATCTATATAGTTAGCAACATCTATGCCAACTTCCTCTCTCAAGTCTTCGCGTGTTAACACCTTAACCTCATCGGCTACATAGCTGAAGCACTTCTCACACATATCAAGAAAGCTATTGTCGCTAACTTTCTTTATCGTGGCTTCAAATGGTGTTAAAATTACATTACAACATTGGCATCTCATTGGTTAATCCTTTCGTACTTTGAGATTATGTCTGCTCTATGCACCTCAGAATAAACATAGATAGCAACGAGCATCAAACAGTATACCACAACTACTTTCATTTAACACG